CACTAATGAGTTTAAAATTAGTTAATATGCGTTACATGCCCCTTGTATTAGGTGGTGTGGTGGGCCTTAGCACGCCATGGAGATATATCCTAAGCTTGTGCTTAAACCAATTCGGACAGCAATATGGCATAAAGTCATATGTTGTCCGTTCCCTGTTCGCTGATGTTCAAGTTACCAAGATTGATAAGGTGCTTGGGCATCCGCATGGTGCTGCGGCTGCTGACCGTAGTACGGGGTCGTATTTCATTGAGAAATTCGGCAGGGAAATAGGAAGAGATGTATTCTACTATCAATGTAGTGCTTCTGATCTGAGAAACGGACGCTGTGGTTCGAGAAGCTGGTTCTGGATGAAGGATGCCCAGGTTACACCTGGTCACTTCAATCCACCACATGATGCCATTCAAGCAATTGTGGATGTAGACCAGTATATGGACATGCCAAAGTTTCTTATCGAGAATTTTCGTCCAACATTGTTATACACTTTCCAACCATCTACCGTTGCGGCAGATCGTGGAGAATATAACTATACGTTCAACGAGAATAATGAAGTGCTTTACCGAGTTGGTGGAGGAGCTGAGTATAAACATCGTGTGTGGAATTATGACACTGATGTTATTACAATCACGTCTTGGTTTGCTGGAAAGAGCTGGTTTAAATTGGAGAACTGGATTCCGTTTGTTACGGCCTGTTATCAGGTTGATAAGAAACAGATGGATGATGATCACCAAGTTATTGCTCTTATACCAATCAAGAGATGGTTTGGACCTCTGGCTCTACTTGCAAGGTTGTTGCAGGGCAGAACTCTCAATTATTTCAACCTTTTCAACAGTGGGTTTTTAAGACTGACGACACATAAGACTGAGGGAGTGTACACCTCAACTGGTCGACCAAACAGTCTGTTAAGTGGCTCTATTAAAGCTGTTGAAGACGCTGCGCTTGCCTCGATCGCAAGATCGACGAAATCTGGATTAACAATGATGCATGTGAAGAAATTTATGCCTGAGGACCACCTTGGAGCGGCAATTGTTTATGAGTTTCATGCTCAAAAACTGCCCGAAAAGAGTGTGATTTCCTATTCCGGTGTAAAGACTGATCATGTGAAAAGTTTCCAGTTTTCCCCAAATGAATATGACTCTGACGCTAAGAAATCTCTTGTTTCATTTATGAGTCCATTGATTGATAATGGATTTTGTCCCGATTTGACTGTGACAAATGCGAAACAAGCGGTTGAAGGAAGAATTGTTAATGTGAAGTCATCCTCCACCCCGACTAAGTTCATAGAGAAGACTGTTGATGAATTTGTCAAGCTGATGTACAAAGCTGCTGGTGTTGGAAAGAACTCACTTGTGCCTGTTGAACCTGAAATTGTATATGAAAGGCAGAATAAACCGACGCAAAGGCGTATACTTGAATTGGCTGAGTATGTTGAAGGGGATCGTGAAGGGAAGGCTTTCCTTAAGAGGGAGGCTTATCCAAAAATCACTGATCCACGTATCATCACCACTATTAATGGTAGTGATAAATACAAATATTCACGTTATGTGTATGCTTTTTCCGATAATGTCTTGAAGAATCAATCATGGTATGCTTTTGGGAAAACCCCTTTTGAGATAGCAACTTCTGTTGCTGAGGTGTGTTCCTACGCAAAACATGTGATGAATACTGATTTCAGTAGATTCGATGGTACGATAAGTGAAGTTCCTAGGATGCTGGAGAAAAGGATAATGTTATATGGCTTTGAGAAGCAGTATACCGAGGAAGTCTTGGAGTTAATGAGAAGCCAACAACACTTGACATGTTACCTATCCACGCTGGATGGGAGCGTGAAATATGAAAGTGGATTGGCTAGAGCTTCAGGATCACCAGAGACTGCTGCTTATAATAGCATAGTGAATGCATTTACCGCTTATCTAGCATGGAGAATGACGACAGATCGAGGAGCGTTTGTTGATCCAATGACGGCATATAATAGATTGGGAGTTTACGGTGGCGATGATGGTTTGTCTCCAGATTTGGAGACCAGAATATATCAGAAGGCTGCTAGTAAAATGGGATTGAGATTAGACATTGAACCTGTTGCACGAGATGAGTATGGAGTTAAATTCCTTAACCGACTCTACGGACCCCATGTTTGGTATGGAGACCCTAACTCAATGTGCGATATTAAGAGAGCTCTGTCTAAATTCCATCTGACTGTATCAATGCCATCCAAGATATCGAATGAAGAAAAATTACGTGATAAAGCCTATGCTTATTATTTGAGCGATAAGTTTTCACCAATATTGGGAAAATTCGTGACGGCTGTTGTAGAACATTGTCCTGATGATTATATATTCAGGAATTTATGCTCCAACTGGTTTGCTGGCTATGATGAAACTGTTCAATATCCTAATTGTGATATTTTAGACGATGGAACCATGGTCACTCCAGACTGGATGATACCGATAGCTGAAGAATTATTACCAAGTTTTCGACATGACATATTGCAAGACTGGATATACAATGCGAGTCGCATTCAATACTTCCTGTCTCCCCCAAACAACCTTATTGAGCCAGACGAGCTTGTGACTAAGCTGCCTGTGGTTGTTGATGGAGATTTAGTGGAACCGAAGGAAACCTCAAAAATCCCCTCGAAAGAGGAAAAACATCGCGTACGCAGAGGCGGTGCTAAGAGGAGACCGGGAAAAAGGGATGAGCACAAGAAGAAGTAATCTTCAG